GCAAAAGCCCACCACGGAAGGCATCGAGGTTGCATCGCGCAACTTTGCTGAAGCCCTGCTTCGTGACCAACTGAACACGGCGATTGCTGCTCTTATCGCTGCTATCTCCAATCAGGCAACCGCGACTGTGGACATCACCGCTGGCACCAATGCCGTCATCACGTACAACACCATCAATGACAGCCACGCGCTGTTTGGTGATCGTTCGTCTGACATCGTGGCATCGGTGATGACCGGCAGCATGTATCACAAGCTGATCGGCCAGAACCTGACCAACACCGCCCAGCTGTTCAAGGCTGAAGGTGTGACCATTGTCGATATCCTCGGCAAGGTTGGCGTTGTGACCGATGCCCCTGCACTTGTTACCGCCGGTTCGCCCGGTGTTGACCGCGTGCTTGGCTTGGCTGCTGGCGCTGCAACGGTGTTTGATGGCGGTGACGTGATCAGCAACATCCAGACCAACAACGGTCAGACCCGCATCGAAAGCACGATGCAGGTTGACTACACGTTCGGCCTTTCGCTCAAGGGTTACACTTGGGATGAAGCCAACGGCGGCAAGTCGCCAACTGATGCCGAAATTGCTACCGGTTCCAACTGGGACAAGGTCGCAACCGACATCAAGCAGACTGCGGGCGTCATCGCGATTGGCGACCGTTCGTAATAGGATGGGGGCTGGCTTAGGCTGGCCCCTTACCTTTAAAGGTAGGCTATGCAAGTTATCTACGAACCGCATCCTGTGACACCGGAACGCAAGGCTGAATTGCGCGCAAAGGGATTCAGGATCATCGACGCGCGTTATGCGCCTGAAGGATGGGATGATGGGTTACAAGCCGAAGAAACCGAAGCCGAAGCCCAGCCGGTAGACACTGCACCGCGCAAGCGTGGCCGCCCAAAAAAGGATGCTGAATAATGTCACTCGGACCCAATGCCACACATCCGGCTTCAACCGTGATTGCGATCACGCCAAGCGATTCCACCGTGCTGCAAGATGACCTTCGCGCGCTTTACGTGGGCGGCGCTGGCAACGTGACTGTGCTGACATCCGGCGGGCAGACTGTGACGTTTAACGGCGTCCCTGCTGGTTACATCCTGCCGATTAGCGTCAAGCAAGTTCGGGCTACCAGCACCACGGCGACCAACATCTTGGCGCTTGCCTAATGATTATCGTCGAGAATGGAACCGGCGTAGTTGGCGCAGAGAGCTTCATTACGGTGGCTGAATATGACGCCAAGCATGAAGCTCTTTTTGCGCACGCCGAACATGGATCGACGGCACAGAAAGAAGCCGCATTGCGCCGCGCATGGTACTACATGAAGTCGCTTTCATGGAAGGTAGAGTATCCATTCCCGACGCTTGGCGGCACCATTCCGGCGGATGTTAAGACTGCCCAGGCTGTCTTTGCGCATTACGAATTGGACAACATCAATGGCCTTGCGCCTAGCGTTGTGCCGGGACAGCAAAAGACGCTTATCCGTGCGGGCGATATCGCATGGCAGGCGCAAGGGCAAAGCGGCGTCAATGCGCAGCGCGCTTCCGTTACGATGGGGCTTGATCTGCTTAAGCCGTATATCGTGTCAACTAGCGCGCCACGGTTCTTGGATCGGGCATGAGTGCCGCGCAAATCCAAGCGGAAATTGAGGCCGCGCTAATCGAGGTTGCGCGTGATACGGGCGACGGCGAGTTTCTGGTGACACTTACCGAACCGTCAACCGGACCAACTACGCCTTGGAGCGCCACTAGTCCGACACCGGGCGCAACGCATGACGTTCCTGCGATGATTGGGCAGTTTAACCGCAACATGATTGACGGAACATTGATCCGCGCCACAGACAAGCGCGTGATGATTGCCGGAACCGCGCCAAAGCCTTTGACCAGTTGGACCGTCACCATTGCAGGGCAAGTGCATTCCATTGTTGAAGTGATGGAGACGGCACCGGCAGGCGAGCCGCTTTATTTCGTGTTGCAAGCGAGGGCGTAATGGCCCGCATCCCATCCAATACGATTGAGCAAGCCTTGGAGCGGTACGAAAAGCGCATCCAAGACGCTTTCCTTGCTGCGGTGCAAGATCATGTAAACCGCATCAATATCACCGCCCTGATCGAGGCATTAGACGCGGGCGATATCGAAACCGCCATAAACATCGCGTCAATTAATCAGGCGGTGCTTTATCCGGTCGATGCCGCCATAACATCGGCGTTTATTGAATCCGGTCAATCCATTGCAGCATCCGCGCCAGCCTATGCAGCATCGTTCGGCTTTGATGGGCGGGCAACCGAAGCCGCCGAATGGGCACAGTCGCATGTGGGCGGATTGATCACGCAAGTCAGCGACGACCAGCGCACCGCGATTCGCACCGTCATAAGCGAGAACATCTCTAACGGCGTAAACACCCGCAAGAGCGCGCTGGAGATAGCTGGACGCATTGGGGCGGGCAACCGTAGGCAAGGCGGTCTAATCGGCCTGAACGGGCCGCAAATCCAAGCTGTGCGCAATGCTAGGGATGATCTGGTTAATCTGGATGAACGCTATTTCACGCGGGAACTGCGCGACAAGCGTTTTGACCCGTTGGTGAAGCGGGCGATCCGCGATGGCAAGCCGCTGTCACAAGTGGACGTTGACCGCGTAGTGGGCCGCTATGCTGACAAGCAATTGGCCTATCGTGCCAACATGATTGCCCGCACGGAAAGCATAACGGCACTGCGCGAAGGGCGTCGGCAGGGTATTGAGCAAGCCATTGCGCAAGGCGTTATGGACCCTACTGCGATCGTGCGGGAATGGTCGGCAACGATGGACAAGCGCACAAGGCGCGATCACATCATTATGGATGGCCGCAAGGTTTCCGGCATGATTGAGCCTTGGGTTTTGCCCGATGGCTCGCGCATGATGTATCCGGGCGACACAAGCTTGAACGCGGCTGCTGATCAGACCATCCAATGTCGATGCCTTGAGCAGTATAACGTGGATTGGCTGCGCGCATGAGCAACACGGTTTTCACCGCAGACATTGCAGAGTTCCAGCGTTTGACGTTGGACAAGATGCGCCGCGTGGCAAGGCAATCAATTCAGGATACGATTAACTTTGCACAGACGCCGGTTGCGCAAGGCGGGGATATGCCGGTCGATACGGGCGCGCTTCGCAACAGTCTTGTAAGCCGCATTGTGGGCGGTTCATCTAGCCAAGGCGCAGACAGCCACCTTGTGACCATTGCGCAGCTTGAGATCGGCAACGTGATCAATTTCACTTGGACCGCCGACTATGCCGTTCCGCGTCATTACATGATCGGTGTGGGCCAAGGCGGCGGGTTATGGCGTGATAAGGCAGTCCAACGCTGGCAGGCAATCGTGCGCGAAAACGTGAGTAAAGTTCAATGAACGTAAACGACCTTGAGAAAGCAATCGGGCAACGCCTGCTAACCATATCGCCAACGCCGAACGTGGCCTGGCCAAACAAGGATTATTCTGGCGCGATTCCGTATGTCGAGTTCAGGCACGTTCCGAACGGCATCTTGAATGAAACCATCGATGGCAGCTTTTCGCGGATGCAGGGGATTTTCCTGTTAACCGTCGTGACCGAGCGCGATAAGTTCACGGCGGCGGCTAACACTATCGCATGGTCGATTGTGGACGCTTTTAGCATTGGATTGCGCTTGCCCACCGATGGCGGGGGCGATGTGGTGGTAAGTGCCCACACTGATCTTGCACCGGGCTTTGTCGATGGAATCTATTGGCGGCAACCTGTCCGCGTGTTTTACGTCACTGCGCCATAGGTCTTTGCACGGCGCGCAATCTTTGGTATATGCCCACAACGGCCTTGCGCCTTAAGGAGTGTTTGAAATGAGCCAGCCCCATCTGCTTAAGGCGATCTACGTTGCAAGCGCCTTGCCAGCCACCAATACCGAAGCGGGATTTGAAGCCCTGACTTGGGTACGCATTGCGCATCCGGTTGTCGGCCCACAGTTCGGTGTAAGCCATGCAAACATCGATGTGCCAAACCTTGAAACGGGCGTAACGCTTGGCGCAAAAGGTGCTGGCAGTGGGCAAGATAGCTCAATGACGTTTGCCACAGTTGCCGGTCAAGTCGCACTGAAGGGCCTTGCCAATGCAGGTGGACCGGGCGGCAATTGTTCCATCAAGATTGCGCGCATCGCCACACCGGGCGCAGAGCCTACCACGGGCGCAGCTGTTACGTTCGCCCAAGGATATGCTCATTCCTATATGGAAAACCCTGCCGATACGACCAGCTACGAAGGATTCACTGTCAACTTCAAGCAGAACGCGCTGGCAGTTACGGGCACTGTCTAATGGACTTTGCCAGTCTTGACCTGAAGCGCGCAAGCGAGCGCGGGACATGGGTTCATCTCGAATATCGGGATGAGCCTTTGTTGCATAATGACGAGCCATGCCGTGTTAAGGTTCGCGGCATGGCGGCGGCATTGGTGATGGAAGCATTCCGCAAGATCGAGCGCATCGAGTTGCTTCGTCCTGCCAATCCTGATGACGCGCAATTGAGCGCATATCAGGTGCAATTGCAGGACGCGTTGCTTGGCTTGATTATGGCAGGCGTGGATGATTGGGAAAACATCATCTATGACGGAAAAGTCTTGCCATGCACTCCTG